AATACGTCGCCGTGGACAAGAGGACGGGTGCGACCCATTGTGACAAAAAGGACGCTGAAGAGCTTGAGCTGCTGAAGATCGACGCGCTGGGCCTTACGCAGCTGTCCGTGTTCGAGGATGCATTGGAGCTGGCGGGGTTGCCGCTGCACTTTTTGGAGAGCGTGCCACTGGACGACGACGCTGCGTTCGACGTGCTCAACAAGGGCCATTTTAGCGGCGTGTTCCAGTTCAACGGGTTGGCATTGCAGTCGTTGTGCAAGCAGACCAAGGTGGTCGAGCTGGACGACATCATCGCCATCACCGCTCTGGCGCGTCCTGGACCGCTGACGTCTGGTGGCGCATCCGAGTGGGTTTACCGCAAGAACGGCTGGGACCCAAGGATCAATCAGAAGATCGGCACCACCTACCCTCACCCGTTGTTTGAGCCATACCTGAATGACACGCGTGGCATCGTGTTGTATCAGGAGCAGGTCATGGAGATCGGTCGGCAGATTGGCGACCTGAGCTGGGAAGACGTGACCGCATTGCGCAAGGCGATGTCGAAGTCTCTGGGCAAGGAATACTTCGACCAGTTCGGCGACCGCTGGAAGGACGCAGCCGAGAAGAAGGGCATCCCGCGCGACGTGCTTGACAAGGTCTGGGACGACCTTTGCGCCTACGGTGCGTGGGCATTCAACAAGTCACACTCGGTGGCGTATGGGATGATCAGCTATTGGTGCTGTTGGATGAAGGCACACTACCCAACGCAGTTCGCCGCTGCGACCCTCAACCACGAAACTGACCCAATGAAGCAGATCGGCACGCTGCGTGAGCTGCACAACGAGGGAATCGGCTACGTCGCGGTGGACGCAGAGCTGTCGACCGACAAGTGGCAGGTTGGGTTTGTTGACGGCAAGCAGGTGCTGGTGGGCCCAGTGCAGAACGTCAGGGGCATTGGCCCAAAGCTCGTGCAACAGATTGTGAGCTCAAGGCACCGCAACGAGCCTCTGCCAGCGCGTGCTGCCAAGCTGCTGGCCGACCCCAAGACCCAGATCGACACGCTGTGGCCAGTGCGCGACCGCATCCAAGAGCTGATCCCTGACCCAACAGAGCGCAACATCCTTACGCCTGTTTCGGTCATCGAAGACATAACAGAAGCCCACGAAAAGGAGACGACATTCTTGATCATCGCAGTGGCCAAGTCGATCAACCCGCGCGATGAAAACGAGACGATCATGATCGCGCGGCGTGGCTATGAGATCAAAGATGGCAAGACGCAATCGCTCAACCTGCAGATGGAGGATGACACAGGCATCATCTATTGCAAGATCGGGCGGTGGAAATACGCCCAGCTAGGCAAGCAGATCGTCGATCGCGGTCGTCCTGGCAAGTCAATTTATGCCATCAAAGGTTCGGCCCTGCCCAAGCGCAGGTTCTTGATGGTCGAAAACGTTCGCTACATTGGCGACATGGATCCAACACACGAGGAAAACAAATGAGCAAGAAATCAGTATCGTCCCTGAGCGAGATCCCTGCGGTCCACGAATATCTGCAGCGCATCGGCGCTGAGCCACGCTCGCTGCTGACAGCAGTGGTCCGAGAGATGAGCGGCAAATACTGGCAAGACGTCGCGGTGATCAAGTTCGAGCGCAACGGTGCCGTAACAGCGCACGAGGCCTTCGCACCCAGCGAGAGCGAAGTGACCCGAATCATCGCACAGTTCGATGAATACGAGTTCCCCACGCAACAGAAGATCAAAGGGCTGAACAACGTCCCTGAGGCAATCGACAAAGCAGAGCCTGAGAATGTGTTCAAGTTCTTTGACTCTGATGGATCAATTATCATGCTTCAGCTGAGGCGCGATGGCAAGGACGGAGAGAAGAATTACGTCCCCTACACCTATTGGTCCGACGGCAAGTGGCGTGCGGCCGAGCCTGAAGGGTTGTTGCCGTTGTGGGGCATTGACCAGCTGAAAGACCACACCACCGTGTTCGTCCATGAAGGCGCAAAGGCTGCTCGGGCAGTGGCGCGCATGGTCGCTGGCGAAACTCGTGCGGACCGTGATGCGCTAACAGCGCACCCTTGGGGGCCAGAAATGGCAGGCGCGGCGCATGTTGGGTGGATTGGTGGGGCGCTGTCACCCGCGCGCACTGACTGGGGAGTGCTCAAGCGCATGGGCTTAAAGCGTGCCTACATCGTGAGCGACAATGACCCTGCTGGGGTGCAGGCGGTCCCCGCAATCGCTTACCGCCTGAGGGTGCCGACCTTCCACGTCCAGTTCACTGACGAATGGCCAGCGTCGTTCGACCTCGCGGACAAGTTCCCTCGGGCCATGTTCCGTGCGCTGGACGGGGTTGACCACTACGTTGGGCCAGCATTCCGTGCATGCTTGCATCCTGCAACATGGGCCACGGACCTGATCCCCAACGTAGCAGGCAAGCCAACAACTGTGCTCCGCCAACACTTCAAAGAGATGTGGGCCTACATCGAAGAAGCTGACCTGTGGGTGTGCACCGAGATGCCAGAGATCGTGCGGACTGAGCCCGTCGTTAACAAAGTGTTCTCGGCATTCTCCCACACGTCCAACACCACCCAGCTACTGCTGAAAGCCTATCAAGGTCGCTCAACAAAGATCTGCTATCGCCCTGATGTCAAAGGCAGAATCGTAACTGACCGCTCGACCAGTGCGATCAACCTGCACATCCCGTCCCAGATCAAGCCTGCGAGCGGGGACGCTGGGCCATGGATTGAGTTCCTGAGCTACATGTTCCCGACCGAAAGCGAGCGCAAGAATGTTGAGCGGTGGTGCGCCACGCTTATTGCTCACCCTGCGGTTCGGATGGAGTATGGGTTGTTGTTGGTGAGCGAGGCCCAAGGCATAGGCAAGACCACTCTGGGTTCTGAGGTCCTGGGCAAGCTGGTGGGTGACCACAACGTGGGGTATCCCTCGGAGAAGACGATCACGGAAGGTGGGTTCACTGACTGGATCGCCAACAAACGGCTGATCGTGGTCAACGAGATCTATTCGGGCCACAGCTGGAAAGCCTACAACACACTGAAAAGCTACATCACCGACAAAGACGTGACTGTTAATGCGAAGTATCAGCGGCCCTACATAATCGATAACTGGGCACACATCATTGCGTGTTCCAACTCAATGCGTGCTCTGCGCATGGAACAAGACGACAGGCGGTGGTTTTACCCTGAGATCACAGAGGCCCGCTGGCAACCTGCCAAGTTCAAGGAATTCTACAACTGGCTGCAAGGCGGTGGGCTGTCGATCATCGCTGGCTGGGCCAAAAACTACGGCAACTACGTCCAGAAAGGGGAGCGTGCGCCAATGACTGAGCGCAAAAAGGACATGATCGCTGGCTCGCGGACCGAGGCGCAGATTGAAGCGGCGGCGCTGGCTGAGGCTGCGCAGCGTTCACCACGGCCGATGGTCATGTCGATGAAAGAGATTGAGATGTGGGCGCGCACCCAGATCCAAGGGCGGATGTATGATAGTCCGTATGACTTGCGGAAGGTGATGAAGGAGTGTGGGATGAACCCTTCAAAAGGACGCATCTTCGTGAGCAACCGACTGCAATACGTGATCGCTAACACAGCGGCGATGCAAAAGCTGGCTGGGCCACTGGACGGGAACAACCTTGAGCTGATCAAAGACATGGTCGTAAAACCTAGCGATGTTATGGAAGGGGCGATGTGATGGCTGTGGTGCATGTTGCGAAGATCGAAACTGATGGGCGCACGGCGCGTGTGATCCTGTCCGATGGGAACGAGCTGCATGGGCTGATAAGTGTTGATTCGAGTGGCGAGGTTAATGCGCTGTCTAAGTTCGTGATCGAAGGCTATATCATGAGGGTTTGTGAAATGGACAAAAAGAGCTACAGTTGAGGTGCCAAGCGGTGCGTGGCTGGGCTGACAGGTGCCCGAAAACGACCGCACAGTGGCTGGGTTAATCTTCCTCCCTGATCCTGGGTCGCTGCGTCCTGAGTATGACGTTAAACTGCTTGCTGGATCAAACATGATGGTCGGTGGCCGCTGGGGCCAAAAACAGCCCAAAAAGTTAAGTCCTTGTTTTCCCACTTACCACTTTCCATTTTCCTTACAATTCTGAAGACTCTGAGAAGAAAGAGAAGAAGAGAGTATATGAGAAGGGTTTGGGGTATTGATGGTAAAAGCGGAAAATGGAAAGTGGGTATTTAATGATATCAAGGAGTTATAAAATGAGAAAAACGTCCGAAAAAAAGCCTGTAGCGAAAACAAGGACTTAGCCATGGCGAGCGAAGAGAGGCAGTTTCAGCAGTGGTTCGTGCGGGAGTGGGAGAAGTCGGGCAGGTGGGCTGAGAACATCCACCCTAGCTTTGGGACCAAGACGGGCATCCCTGATGTGTTTTTGTTGATCAGCAAGCTGCTGGTGCCGATTGAGATAAAGACTGCTGAGCTGGTCGCAGGTGAGTTGAAGGTGAGCGATATCAGACCCGCACAGATACGTTGGTCGCGCAAGTTCGCGGCGCACGGCGGAGCTTGCTGCCTTGCGGCAGGGCTGCGAGACGGCAAGAGCTGGCGCATTGCTGTGGTGCGGAACGAGGCTTGGTGGTCAGGCAAGGTGGTGTTCTCTGAGGATGAATTCGTCGTTGTGGATACCCCATTCAGGGCTTTGATCCACGTGCTGTCACAATGAGCTTTCCTTTTTTGGTGCTTTCAGCGATAATGAGGCAACCCGCGCAATTATGTGAGAGCCTCAGCCCATGCAACCGATGATCCCCAGCTTTTGGAAACAGTCGAAAGAGCACGTCCGGAATGCTGCTCGTGGGCGTCCGCAAACCTACGACAATTCAGAAGACCTTGCCAACGCATGTGGCGGATACTTTGATTGGTGCGAGCAGAATTTCGTTGAGGAAGAGGTCTTGGTCAATTTTCAAGGTGTCACCACCAAGGAAAAAAAGGCGCACCCAGTGCCTATGATCATCAGAGGAATGTGTAATTTCATCGGCGTGAACGAAAGCACATGGCGAGTTTGGCGACAAACGAGGCCAGATTTATCAGCGACTATTGGCTGGGCGGAACATGTCATCTACATGCAGAAGTTCACAGGCGCTGCGTCAGGCCAGTTCAATGCGAATTTGATAGCACGCGATCTGGGTCTGGCCGAAAAGTCAGAGCTCACAGGCCGCGACGGTGGGCCAATCCAGACAACGACCATCGACACTGAGAAGCTAAGCACGAGCGCATTGAAAGAGATTTTAGCTGCGAGGAACCATGCTCAATCTGACGACAGCTGACATAAACGCTGTCGAGCGTGAGTTGTGCAAGAGGTCGCTCAGCGGCTTCCTCCAGTGCGCATGGCCACACATTGACCCTGTGAGATACGTGCACAACTGGCACATCGAGGCCATGGCCGAGCACCTTGAGGCAACCACCACTGGCCAGATCAAGCGTCTTTTGATCAACATCCCTCCAGGAACATCCAAGTCCACGATGACTGGTGTCATGTTCCCTGCTTGGTTGTGGGGTCCGCACGATTGGCCTGGTGCACGCATCATCGGCGCTGCTCACGATCAAGGCCTAGCTGTCCGCGACAGCCGCAAGGTTAGAGAGCTCGTAACTAGCAATTGGTTCCAGAGCCATTGGCCATTGAAGCTGATGGGCGACCAGAATGAGAAGCTCTATTTTGAGAACGAGGCCAAGGGATTCAGGCAGGCAAGTGCGGTTGCTTCCATGACTGGGCGGCGTGGCGACTTCGTGATCTGGGACGACCCGCACACACCTGAGAAGGCACTGTCCGACGTCGACCGAACGAAGACCATCCGCATTTTCCGTGAGACCTTGCCCACTCGCCTCAACGACCCTGAGCATTCGGTCATCATCGTGGTGATGCAGAGGTTGCACGAAGGCGATGTTTCAGGTGAGATCTTGTCCAGCGAGAGCGACTACGTGCATTTGCGCATCCCAATGGAATACGAGCCACAGCTCGCCAAGGCAACCAAGATCGGCTGGCGTGACCCGCGCAAGACCGAGGGTGAGTTGTTGATGCCCAATCGTTTCACGGCTGAGGTCGTCGAGGCATACAAGCGTGACATGGGCTCTTATGCCTACGCTGGTCAGATGCAGCAGCGCCCAGCACCTTCTGGCGGCGGCGTGTTCAAGGACGAGTGGTGGCAATTCCACACCCACCCACCACGGATCAAGTGGCGCACCATCTATGCTGACACCGCACTGAAGACCAAGGAGCAGAATGACTGGTCTGTGTTTCAGTGCTGGGGTTGCTCGGTCGATGGTCAGGCGGTCCTCCTTGATCAGATACGCGGCAAGTGGGAGGCTCCTGATCTGTTGGTGCAGGCACGAGCTTTCTGGAACAAGCACAAGGCTGTGGTCGGCCAAGGCACACTGCGAGCCATGAAGCCTGAGGACAAGGCATCTGGCACAGGCTTGATCCAGACGCTGAAGCGCGAGGGCATGCCTGTGATCCCGATCCAGAGATCAATTGACAAGCTGACCCGCGCGTATGATGCGGCACCATTTGTTGAGAGCGGGCATGTCTCTTTGCCTAGCGACGCACCATGGCTGAGCGACTACCTTGCTGAGTTCTCGTCGTTCCCCAACGGGACGCACGACGACCAACTAGACCCAACGATGGACGCGATTATGGACATCCTTCACGAAGGCGCACAGCGCCCACAAATAAGGGCATTGTAATGAAACTACCAAAGCTGTTCCGACGTGCAGAGACCAAAGAAAGCGCAACCAGCGCGATCATGGTCATGAATCCTGGCCAGCCTGTTTGGTCTCCGAGGGACTACAAGTCATTCGCCGACGAAGGCTACAACAAGAACGTGGTGGCCTATCAAGCAATCAACCGCATAGCTGAAGCCGTCGGCTCTGTGCAATGGACTGTTTGGCGCGGCGAAACTGAGCTCACAGAGTCCCCGTTTTTGGACCTGATCAAGCGACCCAACCCCATGCAGTCGTATCAGGAATACCTGATGGCAAAGGTCGGGTTCCTGATGATCAGCGGCAACAGCTACGAGGAGCGAGTGGTCGTCGGTGGACAGCCGCGCGAGCTTTACAACCTGCGACCCGACCGCATGAAGATCATCCCTTCCACCAACTCAATCCCAGCTGCCTACGTCTACGAGCTCAACTCTCGCAAGGTGCGTTGGGACCTTGACGCTATCACGCTGCAATCCGACGTCATGCACACAAAGCTGTTCAATCCGATCAACGATTGGTATGGCATGGCACCTATCGAGGCTGGCGCATTCGCAATCGACCAGCACAATGAGTCGATGAAGTGGATGCAGGCTCTGTTGCAGAACAGCGCACGACCCTCTGGCGCACTGGTCACCAAGGACGGTGAATCGCTGTCCGACGACAATTACGCACGGCTCAAGGCACAGGTCGAGGAGCAATATCAGGGAGCCTCAAACGCTGGCCGACCGATGCTGCTTGAGGGTGGGTTGAGCTGGCAGGCCATGGGCCTTTCCCCGACCGACATGGGCATTATCGAGAGCAAGTATTCGTCCGCGCGGGACGTCTGCTTGGCCTTTGGGGTTCCGCCTCAGCTGCTGGGCATTCCTGGGGATAACACCTATTCCAACTACGCAGAGGCACGGCTGGCGTTCTGGGAAGACACAGTGATGCCGCTGATCGACCGCATTGCAGCCGACTGGAACAAGTGGCTCGGGCCATTCTTCGGTGACCAAGAGCTGCGTGCCGACCTCGACCAGATCCCAGCCATCGCCGACAAGCGCATGACCCTTTGGGACATGGCCGACAAGTCCAATGACCTGACGATCAACGAGCGGCGTGAGCTAAAAGGGTTCGAGCCGATCGAGGGTGGCGACGTATTGTTGGTCGGCATGGGGCAGATCTCTTTGGGCGACGCAACCGCACCGCTGGACACCGCACCGCCTGCTGATGCATCACCGCCCAACCCCGACGCGGCTGCGGAAGACGAAGAGCTAAAGATGGATTACGACCTGTTGTCCAAGATCGCAGGATACAATGGCAAAAAGACTGACTGATAGCGACCCACGCAGGGAGCAGCGCAGGCAGGAGCGCATTCTGTTGGTGCTTGAGCGAAAGTTCCGCAGGGTTCTTGCGTCTGAGATCGCACGCGCGTCCACTGCCATGGCCGATCAGTTCAAAGCCACAGGCCGCGCACCAGACCTGCCAGAATGGCATGAGCGGGCAGTCGCTGGCTTGTATCAGGAGATGGCCACGTTGTCCATTGAGGCATTCGGAGAGCGTGTCATTGATCAAGGGAAGTCTTTGGGCAAGGTTCTTGAGACCAAGTCATTCCGCGAGTTCTTTTTGCGTCTAGCCACCGAATACCTTGGGCTTGAGATGATCCGCAGGCGCATAACCTCTGTCAGCGAGACCACTCGCCAGCAGGTCGTCAACCAGATCAAGCTCGGCCAGCAGGCAGGCGAGGGTGTTGACGCGATCGCGCGGCGCATCTCTGGGAACATCCCGTTGATCAGCCGACAGCGTGGCGCATTGATAGCACGGACAGAGACCCACGGCGCAGCCAACTATGGCGCTGATGGCGCGGCGCGTGCGACTGGGCTGGACGTGCGCAAGGAATGGGTCGCAGCGGCGGACGAGCGCACGCGGACTACGCACGCTGAGGCTGATGGACAGGTCGTTCCGATTGATCAGCCGTTCCGTGTTGGTGGTGAGCTGCTCATGTTTCCTGGTGATCCAGCGGGCAGCGGAGCCAACATCATTAACTGTCGCTGCGCTATCAGCCACATCGTAGATTGAGAGGCTTTCCAAAAATGTCCAAAACAATTACAATGCAAACAAAGCGCACTGACACAGGCGAGTCCATGGAGCAGAAATTCCTCAGCTTTGAGCTGAAAAGAGAACCAGACACCGACGGCGTGTTCGAGGGATATGCCTCAGTGTTCGGTGTTGTTGATCAAGGCATGGATGTTGTTGAACGAGGGGCATTCGCAAAAAGCCTTGGCAAACGCAAGGTCAAGATGCTGTGGCAGCACGACACCGCACAGGTTATCGGCGTCTGGGACGAGATCAAGGAAGACGAGCGTGGGTTGTATGTCAAAGGCCGAGTGCTGAAGGACGTGCAGAAAGGCGCTGAGGCGATTGCGCTGATGAAGGCCGATGCGATTGACTCAATGTCCATCGGCTACCGCACAATCGCCGCAACAGACGAGGGTGGTGGTGCCATCCGCAAGTTGCTTGAGGTAGATCTGTTTGAGATCAGCCTCGTGACATTCCCGATGCTGCCTGATGCCAAGATCACAGCGATCAAGTCCATCAGCACCATCCGTGATTTTGAGAAAGCCTTACGGGACGTGGGTTTTTCTCAGAGCGAAGCCAAGGCCATTGCGGCTGATGGTTTCAAAGGCCTCGCTGCTCATCGGGACGATGTTGCAGAAAAGGTTGATCCTGAGGAGCTTAAGGCTCTTCAAACACAACTCGCTCAGCTACAGGAGATGTTCAAATGAGTGATCAATTCGATGCCAAGGAATTGGCAAAAGCAGTCGAAGGTGTGAAAACTGGCTTTGAGGCTTTCAAGGAAGCCAACGACCAGCGCATCAAAGAGATCGAAGCCAAAGGCTCGGCTGACCCGCTGCTCGAAGAGAAGCTGGCCAAGATCGAAAAAGACATGGACGCCAAGCAGGCTCGCCTCGACCAGTTTGAGCTGGCCATGAAGCGTCAGTCGCGCACCGTGACCGACAAGAACGGCAACGAGATCGATCTTGACGCCAAAGCTGCCAAGTGGGCAAACATGGTTGCTCGCTCGCGCGGCACCCGCGTTGAAGACTTCGGCGCCAAAGAGCTGGATGGCTACAAGCAGGCATTTGACACCTTCCTCCGCAAAGGCGACGAGATCATCGGCGCTGATGAGAAGAAAGCTCTGTCGGTCGGCACGGACCCTGATGGTGGCTACGTGGTTCACCCCGACATGTCGGGTGCCATCGTCACCAAGGTGTTCGAGACTTCGCCGATGCGTGCATACGCTTCGATCCAAGTCATCTCGACGGACTCTCTGGAAGGTCTGTTTGACCTCGAAGAAGCTGTGTCGGGCTGGGTTGGTGAGACTGATGGTCGCCCTGACACTGGCACCCCTCAGCTCGGCAAGTGGCGCATTCCTGTCCATGAGCTTTATGCCAAGCCAAAGGCCACCCAGAAGATCCTCGACGACGCCGAGATCAACATGGAAGCGTGGCTGGCAGGCAAGGTATCTGAGAAGTTCGCTCGTGACGAAGCTGCTGCATTCGTTTCGGGCAACGGGGTGAACAAGCCTCGTGGCTTCCTGACCTATGTTGACGGCACGACCCTTCCTGGGACGATCGAGCGCATCAACACTGGTGCCAACGGCGCATTCGATGCTGCTCCAAACGGTGGTGATGCATTGATCGATGCGCTGTATGGTCTGAAAGCTCAGTACCGTGCCAATGCAACTTGGTTCATGAACCGCGCGACGACCAAGCTCGCTCGCAAGCTCAAGGACTCGGATGGCGCATACCTGTGGTCCCCTGGGATCGCCGCTGGACAGCCTGCATCGCTTCTGGGCTACCCAATCGCTGCGTTTGAAGACATGCCCAACCCCGCAACGGGTTCGCTGTCGATCGCAGTTGGCGACATGCGCGCTGCTTACCAGATCGTTGATCGGGTGGGCATCCGCACGCTGCGCGACCCCTACTCCGCGAAGCCTTACGTCGAATTTTACACCACCAAGCGGGTGGGCGGCGACGTGATCAACTTCGAGGCAATCAAGCTCCTCGAGTTCTCGACGAGCTAATCAACTGGGGGAGTGGCAATGAGGCTGCTCCCCTGTCCAACACGCTGAGAGAAGGAGTTCTAGAATGCGTGATATGCTGAACAACAAGCAGGTCGTCCACCTTGGCAACCTTAACCTGTCTGGCACCACCCCTGCCGCATCGGCTTGGGTTGATGTCCTAGATTTCGACGCCTGCACACTTATGGTTGTCAACAACACGATCACCGACGCTGGAACGGCTGCTGGGTTTACCTGTGCAGTCCAGCACAGCGACACGACTGCTGCTGCTGATGCGGCTGCGATTGCTGCTGGTGATTCGGTTGACGGTCAAATCTCGATCGCTGTCACGGCTGATGGCGCAGGCGATACCGTCGCTGGTGGTATCGGCTACAAAGGCTCGAAGCGTTACGTTCGTGTCAATGTGGTCGGAACCACAGGCACCGACGCAGATGTTTCGATCGTCGCTGTGCTTAACAAGCCACACCGTGCTGCCACGACCTTTGTTGGCACAAAGGTTGCTGCGACCTGATCTTCGTCAGTGGGGCTGGCTGGTGCTGGCCCCATCACTAAGAACAGGAGTTGGTTATGGCCACCGCAAAGATCACCAAGAAAGACGGATACCGCTGCGCACCTGATGGAATTCGCGTAAGCACCTTTGGGTTCGGCGAGATCGTTGAAGGGAAGGTTGCCGACTGGGCGCTGGCTGACAAAGCTGCGCAGCGAATGTTTGATCCTCGTGAGGACACCAAGGTCGAGAAAGTTCTTGAAACCAAGGTCCGCACCCGATCCAAGAAAGGACAAAGCTAATGGCAATCCGCGTCCCTGTTGGGCTGTTTCAATACCAAGGCTCTGAGCTGGTAACACCACCAGCCATTGAGCCTGTAACCCTTGAAGAGATGCGCCAGCACTTGCGCATTGACGACGAGGACGAGCATGAATACCTGCTTGACATCATCGCTGAGGCGCGTGAGGAGATTGAGCAGGCTTCTGGGCTTAGCTTGATCACTCAAACATGGAAGCTCGCCATCGACCGCTGGCCATCGGGCAAGCAAGAGTGGTGGGATGGTGTTCGTCAAGGCCACATCAACGAGCTGTATGGGTCAAACAGCTATTCCGATCTGTTCCTGCCGAAGTATCCTCTGCTGAGCGTTGATTCTGTCAAAGTCTACGATGAGGACAGCAACGAGCAAACAGTCAGCCTCGCATCCACGTTCGATGTTGACGCAATCCAACGTCCTGGTCGCCTAACGCTGAAGTTGGGCTCGACTTGGCCTATTGCTTTGCGCGCAAACAACGCGATCATCATTGAATACACAGCTGGCTATGGCTCAGCAGCTAGCGACGTTCCTGCACCTCTGCGCAGAGCTGTCAAGGCACTGGCTGCGTATTTGTTCAACCACCGTGGGGACGGGTGCGACCCTGTTGAAGCGATGAAGATGAGCGGCGCGGCAACTGTGGTCAACCGCTACAGAACGCAACGGATCTAAGATGCAGACCGTAGCCTATGACTTGACAGCCGAACAATGGACTGAGGTCTTGAATGGCAACAAAGCGTTTGCTCTTCAGATCAAGAAAGCCAACAACGTTCGGCTGCATTTTAACGACAGCGCGACAGCACCAGCCATTGATGCGGAACACATCCTGATCGACAGCTTTCCTCCTGCGTTCGACTTTGAGTGCCAAGAGCAGACTGGCCAAGCTCGTGTTTGGGCAAGGGCAGACAGAACACCCGCCAAGGCCGTGGTCGTCAGGAGAACGATATGAAATGCTGCGACGTTCACGCTGGAATGCTCAACACGCTCATATCGATTGAGCGTTCGAGCAAGACGGACGATGGCGCTGGTGGATTCACCGAGAGTTGGGTGCGTGTGCGTGGCTCAGCCAAGCGTGCTTTGGTCAAGAGCTTCTCTGGCAGAGAGCAATGGTCAGGTGAGCGGGTTGAGGCGCGGACTGCTCTGCGGATTGTTTGCCGCTACACTGACAACATCCTGCAGACCGATCGTGTTGTGATCCGTGGCAAGCGATATGACATCGTGGCTATGAACAACGTTGAGTTCGCGGACAAGTGGCTCGAGATCGATCTTGCTGGCGGGGTTCCAACATGAGCGTTACGCTGAGGCTTGAAGGAACAGAGGCTTTAAATCGTGCGCTGCGCAGGCTGGACGAAGATGCGCAAAAGGAAGTCAAGAAGGCTGTTGACGCAACAGGCCTGTCGCTGCGTGGAGCTGTGGTCAAGAAGTATCAGCGCGGCCCAGCCACGGGTGAGATCTATGAGAAATACAATCCGCGCCGCACCCACCAAGCCTCTGCTGCTGGCGAGGCACCCGCAACGGACACAGGTCGGCTGGCCAACTCTGTGACGATTAAGGACGCTGGGCCAATGACGATTGAGGTGGGCACAGAGGTCGAATACGGACCTTACCTAGAGTTCGGGACACGCACCATCGCACGGCGTCCAAACTGGGTTCCGTCTGTGCAAGAGGAAGAGCCCAAATACGTGCGTCGTGTTGAGGCTGCTATAAGGAGGGCCGCACGATGAATGGCGAGAACCTACAGCGAGCAATCTACAACAAGCTGACTGGAGACGCAACGCTGATGGGGCTGATTGACGGGGTGTATGCTGATGTGCAGCAGCCTTTGGATGCAGGGTCGGACGTGCCGTTTCCTTACGTCACCATCGGCAGCGACAACCTCGCGCCTTGGGACAGCAAGACATTCTTTGGGACAGAGGCTTTGTGCCAGATCGACATTTGGTCGCGCGCGAACAACTTCCTTGAGGCAAAAGGCATAGGCTCGGCGATCACCAATGCACTTCACCAACAGCCGCTGACAATCGCAGACGCATCGCATGTCATGACTGTGCAGCAATCTTCTGTGTATTCCAAAGACCCTGATGGCCATACCAAGCGGGGCATGTTGATGTTCCGTGTTGTGTTCACGAGGAGCTAATCAATGGACTTTCCAAATTCCTTATTTTCAATTACAATCCAACCAGGACCAAACACAAGGAGTCTGACCAATGGCTGACACAGGCCGCGACCTACTGATCCTGAAAAATGCCGTGGCCATTGCTGGGGCTCAGGAAAACGGCGTTTCCGTCGATAACTCTCCCGTTGACATCACCTCAATCGGCGATGACGGGTTCCGCACCCTTGCTAATTTTGCGGGCATGCGCGCACTGGACATCTCAGTTTCGGGTGTTTGGGCAGACCAGACCATACGCGGATCAGCACTCGGTTCCGCGCTGTTGCTGGACGACATCACGATTGAGTTCGCTGATGGTGGTGACATCGCTGGCGACTTCTACATCGCCAACTACGAAGAAACAGGTGCGCATGACGGTGCTGTTACCTTTACCGCATCACTGCAATCCTCTGGGGCGTGGACCTACACGGCGGCGACCTAACCAATGAAACAGATCAACATTGAATGGCTAGGGGAGAAGTTCACCATCGGTGAGCATGAGGCTTTTGAGCTCGGCGAGCGTCTTGAAGACATCGTTACGCTGGCTGAGCTCGCATCCATGGCGGAAAGGCCCAAGTTCCGCAAGCTGGCACGTTGTTACGCAGAGATGCTAAACTTCGCTGGCGCACGAGTGACCGCTGAACAGGTTCACTCAAAGATGATGGATGAGATCAAAGGCCTCGACGAAAGCAAGAAGACGCTGATTGTGGCTGAAGCCATCGGCACGCTGATCGAGATACTCATGGACGGTGCACCAGCGGGTGAGGAGCCAGACGAAGGAAAAAAGACGAGCCGTTCGTCAAAGGCTGCTACCTGATCGCAGTTAAGAAGCTCGGGATTCAGCCTTCCGAGTTTTGGCGAATGAGGCCTAGGCACTTCTGGTGGTTGTTGGATGCTGAGAAACCAAGTCGCAAGAAGCTGACGAACGAAACAGCTAAGCGGCTCAAGAAGTGGATGGAACGACGCAATGCTGCCAAGCCTTAAGGTCAAGATCGGAGCTGATGTCAGTGACTTCTTAAGAGGCACAGGCGACGTTCAAGCAAGGCTACGGCGTTTGGCAAGAGTTGCAGCTGCAGCAGCAGCTGCAGTCGCTGCTTCAACAGCGGCGATCTTTGTCCGAACAGCACAGGCTCTGGACGCACAAGCCAAGCTGGCGCAATCGCTCAACACGACCGTCAAGTCAATGCAGGTCCTTGAGCGAGCTGGTGAGCTGGCGGGTGTCAGCATGTCTGGCATCGAGCAAGCCACCAAAGACCTGACGCGTCGCCTTAGCCAAGCAGCCTCTGGCACCGGACCTGCTGCAGACGCTCTAAAGAGGCTCAATTTGAGCGCAGGAGAGTTGATGAACATGCCGCTGGACGAGCGGGTGCTGCGCATCAACGAAGCCATTGCTGAGTTCGTTCCTGCGGCTGAGCAAGCTGCTGTTGCTGGGCAGCTGTTCGGCGAGGAAGGCTCGATCGCCATGGCACGGCTCGACAGCGAGACACTTCGGCAAGCAACCCAAGACGTGCGCGACTTTGGAGTGGCCATTGGCGAGGATGCAGCTGATCAGATTGAGCGGGCCAACGATGCTCTGAGCAGGATAGGGCTGGTGTTCCGTGGGATGGCCAACCAGCTGACAGTGGCTCTTGCTCCTGCTGTTGAAGCGTTGGCCACCGCATTCACAAACGCAATGAGGATCGGCCAGCCGTTTCGAAATGTTCTTGATGGCATCTTCTCGCGCATCCCTGCGTACCTTTCAGCTGTCACCGCATTCGCTGGGTTCATGGCAGGGAAATACATCAAGGCTTTGGTGGCTGCTCGAGTCGCCACGATGACGTTCGCTGGGTCACTGGTTGCTGTGCGCGCGGCGCTGATCCGCACTGGCATAGGTGCTCTAGTTGTTCTTTTGGGCGAAGTCATCTACCAGATTGCCCAAGCCTCGCAAAAGGTCGGCGGGTTCGGCAACTTGCTAAGCATGCTGGGCGACATCTTCAAAGCAGCATTCGACGGAATGATTATCGTGGCTCAGTCTTGGGGTCTGCGGTTCCAAGCATTCGGCAAAGACATCGAGGCCATATGGACTAGTGTCATCGCCAACCTTGCTCAGAAGTGGGCTGACTTCCTTAGCGGGATCGCACCTGCGTTCAACAAGGTAGCAGAGAAGCTCGGCAAAGAAGGCATCGACGCATTCGGTGCGCAGTCTTATGCCTCAATGCTTGAGAACGCTGCACTCAACCGCACCGCAGAAGCCAATCGCCTGCGCGAGCAAGCTGAAGGGATGGCTGGTGGCGCATTCGCTGGCCTAGCAGAAGCAGTGGGCAGGTTCGGCGAGGCCTTGAGCGGAGCGACTGCTGAGTCGGACGCGCTGACCGCAAGCACAGTTGACCTCGGCAGCGTTGGGGCAACCAACATCAATGCGACAGCTGGTGCAGCCGAGAACCTTAAGCGGGTGCTGACCGAAGCTCAATCACGCGCCAAGTCTGCGGCCGATATGATCGGTCAGAAGATGGAAGAGGCATTCATGAGCATGGTCGACGGAACAAAGTCCGCTGGCGATGCGTTCAAAGGCATGGCTCGCTCCATCATCGCAGAGCTTTATCGCATCTTCGTTGTGAAGCGCATCACAGGCTTTATAGCCAACACAATCGGCACAGCAATGGGCGTGCCAGCAGCTGCAACGGCACCAGCGGCTGCCAACTACGAGGGCGGCGGCTACACTGGGCGCGGGCCAAGGTCTGGTGGGGTTGATGGGCGTGGTGGGTTCCCTGCGATCGTCCACCCCAATGAGACGATCGTCGATCACAACAAGGCAGGTTCGCAAATGTCAAGCGGAGCAACTGTGATCCAGCACAACACGTTCGGCAACGGCGTCACACGGCAAGAGATGAATTCAATCCTGCCCAAGCTCGTTGAGACAACCAAGGCTGCTGTGTTTGACGCCCAGCGGCGCAGCCCGAATGGACTTGGATACGCATGACGACTCCCATAGCCCTCCCAACACACACCAAGATCCGCAGCGTCAGCATCACAACTCAGAACGCAGTGGCCATCGAGGAAAGTCCGTTTACCTTCACACAGCAGGCTCAGGCCAATCCTGGCCAGCGTTGGCTGGTTGACGTTGCTCTGCCGACGATGAAGCGTGCGGACGCTGAGCGCTGGCTCGCGTTCCTGACGAGCTTGCGGGGCAGGTTCGGGACATTTTACCTTGGCGACCCTTTGGCTGCAACTCCGCGCGGCACTGCTACGTCTGCAACGGTCTCTGGCTCGGCTGGGTCAAGCACAGTTACAGTTTCGATGAGCGGCACCCTGTTGGCTGGCGATTGGTTCTCGTTGACTGTTGGGACGACCAAGTATCTGCACAAGGTTCTTGCTGATCGTTCTGGTTCTGGATCGATGAGCATTTATCCATCTTTGCGCACCACAGTGTCGTCTTCGGCTGCTGACTTGACCTATGCCCAAGGAACATTCCGACTGGCTTCAAATGACACCAGCTGGAACATCAACGAGGTCGAGCACTATGGCATCAACTTTAGCGCAGTAGAGGCTTTGGCGATATGAGCAGATCAATCCCATCGGCTCTCCTGACTGCTTTAACACAGCCTTCAATCCAGCCGTATCACGCGATTGAATTGCAGTTTGACAGCGGCATTATCCGACTTTGGACAGGCTACGGTGAGCGCATTATCGAGAGCAACATCTATTATGGCGCTGGGCAGCTGTTGGCGATCAGCGGAATTGAGGAGGTCGGCGACCTTTCAGCCAAGGGCATCAACCTGACGCTGACAGGCATTGACCAGACCATCGTCTCGCTGGCACTACAGGAGCCTTATCAGGGCAGACCATGCCGTGTGTTGTTCGGCGAGACGAGCGTCACGCAGATTGTTGAAGTGTTCGCTGGTCTCATGGATGTCATGACGCACGAGAAAGGGCCAGAAACTGTAACGCTGTCCCTGAGCGTTGAAAGCAAACTGGTGGCTTTGCAGCGTTCAAACACCCGTCGCTACACGCAACAGAATCACATTGCTCGCAATCCTGGGGACAATTTCCTCTCGACTGTGGCTTCGCTTCAAGACAAGGAAATACAATGGGGCACAGGGAAAGCCTAATCTCTTACATTGAAGAAAGCAGGAACAAGTGCTTTGATCTTGGCAAGCACGACTGCTTTACCTTCACCAATGGAGCATGGGCGGCGATGCACGGCGAAGGCTACGCTGACAAGATCATGGGCAAGTATGCCAAGTGCGGACCCAAGGCTCTCAAGACTTTGATCAACAAACACTATGGAGCAGACACAATTGAAGAGGCACTTGACAAGCACTTGACGCGGGTTGAGGGGATGCCATCGCGCGGTGCATTGGTTCTTACGACCAAGGTCGGGCGTTGGATTACGGGCAGTGCTTTGGGAATAGCCAACGGGACGAATGCGGTGTTCGTCGGCGACAGCGAGATTGCTTTCTTGCCGCTGAGCGAAATTGAAGGTGCATGGATTAAATGAAACAGCCATTCAACGTCATGCGCCACAACGACTGGGACCGCGTTCCGCGCGACCCCATTACCGTTGGCACGCTGATTCTTGGTCAGTCTTTGGCTGCGACCTCAATTTTGACAATCGGCACTTACACTTTGACGCTTGGTGCTGTTGTTGGTTACCTTGCCACCACTGCCATAACCTCGCTGGCTGTTGCGGCATTGGCCCCTAAAGCACAGGGACAGCCCAACTCACCAACGCTAATCAATTCGCGCGAGGCTGCTTCCACCCAAGAATACGTCTATGGCGAAGTCCGCAAGGGCGGCACCATCGTGTTCATGGAAAGCACGAACAGCAGCTTTAATAGTGGGAGGAACGAGGATACATTCCTGCACGTTGTCATCGCGCTGGCAGGCCACAGTGTTCAAGAGGTCGGCGATATTTACGTCAACGATCAGGTCGTAAGCCTTGATGGAAGTGGCTTCGTAACTGATAACAGGTGGCTGATCAAGAAGTTCCCGTCTGGGAACGATCGCAGAGTAGGCGAATACGTTAAGACCATTCGCATCCGCAAATACAACGGATCACAGACGACCGCTGACAGCGCATTGGTTTCAGAAACATCCGCAACGTCGTCTTTTGTTGGCAAGAACATCGCCTACATATATGTTCGGATGCAGTATGATCATTCCAACGAGGTTTTCGCCAACGGCGTGCCAACCTTCACAGCTGTAATCAAAGGCAAGCGCGTGTTTGATCCGCGCACTGGCACAACAGCTTGGACCGAAAATGCGGCTCTGTGCATCCGAGACTACATCACGTCTGAATATGGCTTGAACGATCCGCTGGTGGACAACACCTACTTCTCTTCGGCAGCTAACGACAGCGATGAGTTCGTCACCACTGTTGGCGGCGGCTCGCAGAAACGGTACACAATTAACGGGGTGGTAAACGCAGCATCAACCACTGGTCGTGCATTGCAAGAGATGGTCCAGTGCGTCAACGGCGATCTGTATTTCTCTGGCGGTGCTTGGAAACTGCGTGTTGGTGTTTATGAGGCACCAGTCAAGACATTTACGCTGGCCGACCTTCGCTCCACGATCTCGGTGCAGACTCGGTTCTCTCGCAGAGAGAGCTTTAACCGCGTAACAGGCACGTTCGTTGATAAAGGCAGCGACTACATCGAGCAGGACTATCCTTCCATCGAGAGCTCAGCATTCTTGGCTGAGGACAACAATATCGAAAACACACTGGATGCGTCGTTCCTGTTCATCAACGATGGCGCACGAGCTCAGCGCGTTGCAAAGCAGATGCTGTTCCGCATGCGCGAGCAGATGACATTCATCGCTGAGTTCGGGCTCAATGCGATCGGTGTTGAGGTTGGCGACACTGTGCGGCTGACAATCTCCGACTACGGATGGACCAACAAGGAGCTTCAGGTCTCGTCTTGGCAGCTGCTGATTACCCAAGAAGGTGGTGTGCGCGTCAAGATGTCGCTGCGCGAGACGAGCTCGGCTGCATTCAACTGGAATGCCGAAGAGCAAGAGATAATCAAGAACAACACCAACCTGCCCACCCCATTCGGCGGGTTGACGATAAACAACCTGACAGTGGCTGGTGGTGGGCGGCTTCAGGGCGACGGGACGTTTATCAACTCTGCGATCTTGGGCTGGGACGAGGTTGAGAGCACCTACGTCAGCTACTACGAGATTCAATGGAAGGCTCTGGTTGACAGCGCATACAACACCACACGTTCGAACGACCCCAGCCTTGAAATCATGCCGTTGGTCGACGGTGTTGAATACATCTTCCGTGTGCGCGCTGTTACTATAGCAGGCATCAGCGGCTCTTGGGCGAGTGCCACGTTTACGGGTGGCGGCGACACAACCGCTCCTGGGCTGCCCACAGCCATAACCGCAGCAGGCGGGTTCGGTTACATCACAGTGCGATGGACAAATCCTGCAGACCTCGACTTTAACTTTGTTGAGGTTTGGGAGAACACAACCAACACGACTGCTGGTGCAACGCGGGTTGGCATCTCTGCTGGCGATGAGTTCGTGCGCACCAACCTTGGGATCAGCGTCAGACGCTGGTACTTCCTCAAGGCTGTTGACTATTCTGGCAACAAGTCAGGGTTTACCAGCGGCGTTCAAGGCACCACGACCTTCATCGACGATGATGACTTTGCGGAAGGCATCTATTCTCTGTTCACGGACCAAGGGCTGTATGCGATCCGCGATGTTACGTCGCTGCCAGCTGCTGGGGCGTTCGTCGGTGAGAAAGTTTACAACCGCACAGACGGCAAGCTCTATCAGTGGACGGATTCGGCTTGGGTGCTTGTAATTGCTGATGTCGCCGCTGGCTCTATAACTGAGACCAAGATCGCAGATAATGCGATCAGCACTCCAAAACTTCAGGCTAACTCTGTTATCGCAAGCAAGATACTCGGCAACACAATCACTGGTAACAAGATTGTCGCCAACACAATCACAGGTGGATTGCTTGCAACTAGCGGTATCATTACCAACAGCGCTCAGATCAACAATTCGATCATTACCAACGCCAAAATCGAGAATGCGACAATCCAGACAGCGAAGATAGGCGACAATCAGGTCACCTTCACAGTCGGCGCATATTCGACGACAACGATAAACTCTGGCGGGCTTACGACACCAGCAGACTCAATCATCATCACAGCTTCAATCGATTGCACAGGCGCACCCGTCAACATAGCATCATCGTTCTTTTTGCAGCCTTTTGGCGACATTGACTCCTTGAAGTTTACAGATCACACTTGGAATTCTCAGTTAATACGCATCAAGAATGGCGTTTCGACTGTAATCTTTACTGGGTTCCTCGGGACAGTTCGTGTAAGAAACACTAACACCTATGGCTGGGGGCTTGGTTCTTGTTCCTTCAATCGCCGCGACAATCCTGGATCTGGTGTCATCACGTATCAGCTGCGCGTTTTTACAGCTGGTGGGAGCAACGGCCTGACTATCTTTCACCGTTCAATGTTGCTTTCGGAGTTGAAGAAATGAGCGTGTATGCATTCACAGACGAGCAAGGCATCATTGAGGTGATAGTCGACTGCGATCAATCCCAGATCGACATCCAGCCGCACAACGCGATGCATCCGCTGCGGTTCGATGTCACTGGTCAGATTGACGGCTGGCAAGAGACAGGCCTGCTGTGTGTTGACATTGAAACTGGAAAAGCGGAACAGCGAGCTAAGCCACCGCTCCCTGAGCCAACTGACGAAGAGCTAGCTGCTGAGGCAAGGCTAAAGCGCAACGACCTGCTCTTAGCCAGCGACTGGACGCAGATGCCCGACGCACCTGTTGACAAAGGCGCATGGGCTGTTTACCGCCAAGCTCTGCGTGATGTGACCTCTCAACCTGAGTGGCCAAAGATTATCGACTGGCCATTGGCACCGCAATAGTCAACTGGCTTTCCAAAATTGCCCGAAACAGTTACAATGTAAGCACATGCATGCAAAAGGAGACCTCCAATGGCAACATTCAACAAGGTAAACGATTTCGTCGTCAACGCAGTTCACAACATGGACCTCGCAAGCGATCAAGTCGTCGTCGCACTTTCCAACACTGCTCCTGGTTCCGAGAGCAGCAACCCAGCAACCGATGGCAACGGCGTCCTCGCCAACGTCACGGCGATTAGCTACGCCAACTGTTCGTCGCGCAACGTCACCACGACTTCTTCGACGCAGACTGGCGGCACCTACAAGCTGGTGCTGGCGGACATCACGCTCTCAGCTTCGGGCGGCGATGTTGGTCCATTCCGTTACGTGTATCTCTACAACGACACCGTAACGGTTCCTGCGGACCCGCTGATCGGCTACTACGATTATGGCCTGAGCTTGACGCTCAACGATGGTGACAGCTTCACGCTGGACTTCTCGGCGGCTAACGGCGTCCTGCAAATCTCCTAAGGTGAAGAAACATGGTAAAGCTAGTCAATCGCGCAAAGATGTCCACTGTCACAACTGGCACTGGCACGATTACTCTCGGATCAGCGGTTGATGGGTTCCAGACCTTCGCCGCTGCTGGCGTAGCGAACGGCAACACTGTTCGCTACGCCATCGAGGACGGCAACAACTGGGAGATCGGAACAGGCACCTACAACGTGTCTGGCCCAACACTTACGCGCACAGTGAGCGAGAGCTCGAACAGTGACGTGGCCATCAACCTGAGCGGCACCGCGCTGGTGTTCTTGACTGTGGCTGGCGAGGAACTTCAGCACGCTGCGGACATGGATCAAGGTGTGGCGACGACGGACAGTCCGTCGTTTGCTGGGCTGACAGCGACCACCGCCACTATCACGGGCGGCACTATCACAGGCATCACTGACCTTGCTGTCGCGGACGGCGGCACGGGGGCTTCGACTGCCCCTGTTGCCCTGACCAATCTGGGCCTGACAGCCACGGCGGCAGAGATAAACATCCTTGACGGGGTGACAGCCACGGCGGCAGAGATAAACATCCTTGACGGGGTGACGGCCACGGCGGCAGAGATAAACATCCTTGACGGGGTGACGGCCACGGCGGCA